AGCAATTAATAAAACAGCCCAACGAAACTGTTTTATGGAGAAAAAATAAATGTACGAATATAGAGCAAAACTAACTAAAGTAGTTGACGGCGATACAGTAGACGTTGACATCGATCTAGGCTTTGGCGTCTGGTTAAAAGATGAACGTGTACGTATCATGGGTATCGATACACCAGAATCAAGAACACGTGATAAAGTAGAAAAGGTATTTGGACTTGCATCTAAGTACAGACTAAAAGAACTACTATCAAAAGATTGTACTCTAAAGACATTTGCCGCAAAAGATGGCGAAGACATGAAAGGCAAGTTTGGTCGTATTCTAGGTGACTTCATTGCACCCGACGGTCGTATGATTACAGAGATTATGATTGAAGAAGGTCATGCTGTCAAGTATCACGGTCAAAACAAAGCAGATGTTGAGAAAGATCACTTAATTAACAGAAACAGATTGATGTCTGAAGGTGTAGTAGATCCTAAAGACGTTCAAAAAGCTGAAGAAAAGATGAAGTAATATATGGCAATTCTATTTGACGAAATTCTGACTAAAGGTGTCCGTGCTGGACAAATACCTGCACGTGAGACTAAAGCACGTTCTTGGTATAGAGACACAGCACGAACATACACACGTGTAAATGAGCGTAAGCTTATGCGTGGCGATACTGATCGTCTTACAGCAAGACCGTTAGTTGGTCAGATGTACCTATTTAATTATGATGCCAAACACAAAGCAACACTACCATACTTCGATAGATTTCCATTAGTCTTCCCCTACAAAAAAGTAAAGGGTGGGTTTATGGGAATCAATCTTCACTACTTACCGCTGACACTACGAGCGCAGTTGATGGACTCTCTATACGAAGTCTCTAGCAACACACGCTATGATGAGTCAACAAGATTACGCATTAACTATAACATTCTTAGCAACGCATCGAAGTTCAGATACTTCAAGCCTTGTGTAAAACACTATTTAACATCACAATTAAGAAGCCGCTTCTTGTACATCTATCCGTCTGAGTGGGACATTGCATTGTTCTTACCATTAGAAAGATTCCAAGGCGCAAGCAAGTCTACAGTATTTGCGGATTCACGGAGAGCAGTCTAATGGCATTTAATATATCAGAATTTTCATCTCAAGTAAATACAAGAGGGGTTGCACAGACAAACCTATTCTACGTAAGAATTATATTGAACCCATCGTTGAGTTTCTTAGATGAGAACTTTCCAAGCAGAGAGTTGTCATTCTTTTGTCGTGCAGTAGCACTACCAGATATCGCAGTAGGCGCTACTCCATTTAAACCAAAAGGATTCGGACCATCTGAACAGCGACCAACAACATTCGACTATGCACCTATAAACACTGGGTTCTTGGTTGATAGTGAGTTTGGCGTACAGAAGTTTTTTCATAGATGGATGCAAGAGATTGTAAACTACGATGTATCTGGTGGTTACTTCAGCGAAAGCCCATCTGCGTTACTACCATTTGAGTTTGGTTACAAAGATGAGTACGCATGTTCTATGGAAGTCATCCAGTATTCTGGACCAACAGAGAATAAGTTCTACACCTATAAGTTTGGTAACGTATATCCAATCTCTATAGGATCGATCAACTTGTCTTGGGAGAACGCCGCAGAAGCAATGACGTTGCCTGTGACGTTTGCATTCGATGAGTTAACAGTAGATGGTACAGTTCAAGGAACAGTGACAGGTGGTGCAAGAGGCGTTAATGGTATTCTATCATTCTTATCATCACTAAATACTATAGGACAGGCTGTTTCTAATATACGTAAACCTAGAAACATCCAAGACGCTATTAACCAATTTACTAATATCAACACGATATTGGGATCATTATAATTATATTATAGGAGTATATTATGCCTTTACCTAAGATTGACCAACCGTTATTTGAATTGACTATCCCCTCTAATGGTGAAACAGTAAAGTTTAGACCATTCACAGTAAAAGAAGAAAAGATTCTTTTGATTGCACAAGAGTCCAATGATATCGATCAGGTAGTACTATCGATTAAACAAATTCTTACTAACTGTATACAAGACTACGACATTGATAAGTTAGCAGTATTTGATTTAGAGTATATTCTAATTCAGATTCGCTCAAAAGCAGTTAATAACTTATTGAAGTTTAGAGTTTCGGATCCCGACACAGAAGAGATGGTCGACCTTGAACTAGATATTGATGAGATTGAAATTGTACGAAACGAAGATCACAAGAAAATAATTCGTGTGACAGATACGATTTCTCTATCAATGAAATACCCTTCAATTGATTTTATTAAAGTATTGCGTCAAGGCGAAGATTCAGAAGATCAGTCTGCCGCATTGTTTGATCTAATGCGAGACTGTATTGATACAGTAGTCGAAGGCGAAAGCGTTTACAAGATATCAGAGTTTACAGTTCAAGAAGTAACAGACTTCATTGATACACTAGACGGTAATGTTCTAAACCTTATTAAAGAATTCTTTGACACAATACCAAAGATGAGATTTGAGACGAAGTACAAACTAAAAGATGGAACTGAGAAAACATTTGTAGCAGAGGGAACAGAAACTTTTTTTATCTAACGCTGAGTCATATAACTCTTGCATCGTACTATAGAATGGTTTTTGGCTTGGCGCAACATCATAAATATCAGATAAGTGAAGTTGAAAGTTTACTACCTTTCGAAAGGGACTTATACTATGAAATGTTGATTGATTTCATTGAGACCCAACAAGCAGAAGAGAACAAATAGATGGCAGAAGACAATACATTACAGGGAGTGATCGAAAGAATTCGAGCAGAGGGACAACTGACTCGAAATAAAGGCACGAACTCTGTAAAGGTTACTAATGATATACTGAAAACTATCAGTGTAAACATTGAAGGCATGTATAATGTCATGCAGACTAATCTCGCTCTTATGAAAGAGAAGCTTGGTGATCAAGGCGATGATGATCTACTGAGACCTAAAAACACACCAGCACCAGCAGGCAATGATACTCCTGCACCAACACAACAGGGTCCTGATATTGCAGGCGATACTAAAAACACTCTTGCTATATTCGGTGGACTAGGTATTATTGGTAAAGGTATTGCATTAGCATTGGGTGGCGCATTAGGTGTTATTCAAGGGCAACTTATAGCAATTAAAGCTGTCGCTAAAACTCTTACACCTAAAGCTTGGTCCGCTGGACTTAATACTCTAAAGACTAGGGTCAATAATAGAATAACAGCTTTAAGAACAGGTCTCACTACATCTATAGCGGGTATAAGAGCAAGTGTAACAACAGGTCTAGCAAACTTTGGAGAGTTTCTAAAGATCGATCCAAAAAGTAATCTGGGTAAAACTATCACAGGATTCAAATCGTTCTTTACACCTATCGGAGATATGATTAAAGGTGCCAGCGAAACTCTAAAGGGTATTGTTGGCGGTGAAGGCAAAGGACCTATGAGTAAAATTAAGAACTTCTTGAATATCATGAAGGGCTATTTTACAACTCTAGGTGCTACAGTTGCTGGTGTCGCAAGAGTTGTTGGTAGAATATTTGCGCCTATCGCTATTATCGTAACAGCATTTGATACAGTAAAAGGTGCCATTGCCGGTTATGCAGAAGATGGTATTCTTGGTGGGCTACAAGGTGCGATTGACGGTCTATTCACATCTTTGATCACTAAGCCACTAGATTTACTCAAAGACGCTGTAGCATGGGTCTTAGGAAAGCTAGGATTCGATAACAGTGCAGAAGCACTCAATTCATTTAGTTTCACTGAACTGTGGACAGGTATGACTGACAAAATATTCGATGGTGTTAAAGACGCTATTAAAGTTGTTAAAGACTTGTTTACGTTTGGTGAAGAAGATAAGACTGCACTAGGTCTATTAGGAAAACTCACAGATATAATATATGCTCCAATCAATATGGCAATTAACTTTATTCGTGGATTGTTTGGTTGGAACGAAGAAGGCGCAGAACCATTTAAATTAAACGACTATATTGTAGAACAATTTAATGCTGGTATCACATGGGCTAAAGACGCACTTTCAGGTGTGAGCGAAACAATAAGAACTAAGTTCGGTGAACTATCAGACTGGATAACAGGCATTCCAGATAGAGTTACTATGGAAGCTAAGGTCATGATGACTAATCTAAAAGCGAAACTTAAGATAGGCTTCTTAATGTTCGGTGAATGGTTTGCAAGTATTCCAGATAGAATTAAACTCATGGCATTAGAAACTATTCGTAATATGAAAGGTGGCGTGGGTAAACTAATTGTAGGTGCTGATGATGTTGCTGAAGCAAGAGCGGCAGTAGATAACAGAAGCAGTGATTTACAGGAAAGACTTCAAAAGGTAGAAGATGAACGTGTCGCTAAACTTGCTGAGTTAGATAAAGAAGCGGCGGCGATGACACAGAACAACGCTACAGTAACTAACAATGGTGGCAATACAAGTAATGCAACTACAAACAATTACTACAGTCAGACAGGAACGTCACACGCATTAGACCCATCTGATCCAAGAGCATTCGCATTCTAATTTAATAGAGGGGTGTTTACCACCCCTTTTTGATCCTTGTATCAAAGTAATATTGTTTACATTCTTTAACAGTCTCAGAAACGCCTTCTGAAACTTCCTTATCACACAACGCATTAAGTTTCTTTTGATTTTCAAAAGCACCGATAGCGCCTGCAATAACAATAACAAAAAATACTATATTCATTTTACTCCTTGTAAAGGTTTGTGGTATAAAAAAAGGGGAGCCCGAAGACTCCCCTTTACGCTTAGATGAGAACGTTTAATCGTCAGCTAGACTTTTGAAGAAGTCTAGGTCATCATCGTCATCGGTACTACCCGTTGACGGCAATGCTTCATCATAAGTTGGCGATGGAGCTTCACTCTGCGTAGGAGCAGAACGCTCTTTGAACTTCGGAGTGAAGTCCACCGCCGTATCGTCATCCTCGGCAGTCGTTGTGGGTGCGTGTTGACTGCCATCAAGTGCTAGAACTTTATAAAGTTTTGCTTTAAGTTCAGAGTAAGACTTGAAGTTTTTAGGTTCAACGATTTCTTTAAGAGAATGCTGGCTCTGCCATACTTTCTCTAATGCTTCATCATCTCCAGAAAGAGTACTAGTCTCTTCGAAAGAAGATGGTTCGTAAGTGCGGTACCCACCATCACCATTACGACACTTTAGTTTGAAGTTAGCGCCTTCCCAGAAATCAAATGGGTTGATTGGCGATTCATCTTCGAACTCTGGGTTCATTGCGGCATTCAACTTGTCGAAGATTTTCTTACCAAACTTGTACTTGAAGACTTTGCCTTCGTTCTGAGGATTGGTAGGGTCTTTGACAACAAAGATGTTTGCGTGATAAGAAAGCCTACGCTTTTGCTTACGTGCGATATCTTTGTTTGAGTCTACACCTGAATTCCACAATTGAGAGTTATACTCTGACACTGGATCGTCTTGACCAATAGTAGTCAAAGAGTTTTCGATGTACCAGCCACCAGGACCTTGAAAGCCATGATCGAATACTCGAACGAATGGCAAATCTTCTTCTTGGGGTGCTGGCAAGAAACGAATAATAGCATAGCCATTGCCTGCTTTATCGACTTCTAGTTTCCAGTAGTCATCGTTATTATTATTTGAGGTGTTGTTATCCAACTTTTGAAGTTGTTGATTTAGCTTATCAAAGCTAGATGAACGAGCCTGTTTAAGGGCGGCGAATGATGTAGTCATATGTATTCTCCTATGTATGACGGTTTATTTACGATTTATACGATGTATATTATCATGTTTCGATGTATTTGTCAAGTAATATTTTCCTCATTTTTTGTTTATCATAATCTAAGAAGGGTCTGTACTTCCTGACAAGTTTATTTATATCAGGAAATACTATGGTGTCAGAAATATTCTTCTCCCAATGACCCAAGCACTTAGTTATATCACATATCATGACAAGCGTTTCAAGGCTAATATCATTCATCATATACAGTTTCAACAGTCTTGGATGTTGACCATCTTTAACAACAAAGTTGTCATTGAACTGATCATCAAGGTTAATTATATCAGACTTAAACTGATATGTCAAGGACTGTTTTCGCTTTATCCATTCTTTATAAATGGATTCGGCTTTATCATCTAGTAACTCACCTGCCCACGCATTTGGGTTTGCAAGCATGTTAGCTAGAATGATATCTTTTGCTTCCTTCTTCTTTGATAGTTTGTAGAAGAAGAATTTGTCTTTTCTATTTTCGAAAGACATTGCGTTAGCTTTAACTTTTCCGTTGTACTTAAAGAAGTCATAGTTCGAGGTGAAGTGTCGCTTCAATGCAAGATAGTAAACATAGATGTCAAACGCATCTGTGGTGCTATACATTGTCATTAGATTGGCAACTTCGCTTGTCGTTCTATCATATTCAACTCCTCGGCTTCATCATGTATCTTTGCTTTCAGAACAGGCGATCTGCGAATAATTTCACCAACCACTTCAATCTCGACTTCGTTCTTTTCTGCATACTCAATAACAGCATCAATATAAGGTATACCTGCTCGGATATACTGTTGTATCTCTCGCATAATTCGTTCTGAATTTAATTCTTTCATATGTCTAGTACTTCCCTAATCTCCAATTTTTTATGTTCTCTTCCGATCCGATACGCATTCACAAATGTCTGCGTTTCTTCTGGGCTCTTTGTCATTTCAATATCACCAATATACACTATATCGTCTCGTATGTCAAGACCAAAAGTCTTACCACGAACATCAGCGAACCCACTACTCATAGAACTTGAAAGCCCATAGTCCAGTTCTCAGCCGCACTCTCTACGTAGTGAATAGACTTACCTGGAAATGATTTCTCGCTTACGAAATTACCATCGGGGTCATACAACTTCATCTTATAATCAGTCCCTTCCTTAACGACTTCTGCACGTGCCCGAAAGCCTGCGTCTTCTTTAAAATAAGTTGAGATTACTGTCATCGATTGTCTCCATTGTTTACTGTTGATGTGCTATTATTATATCAGATGTAGGAGCAGTTGTCAAGCAAATTATACAAATAAAGGGGCAAGTTTCCTCGCCCCTTGTTACTCTTTACTATACTATTCTTCTTAGAAGTTGAAGGAAGCACCGACTGCTGGTGTAAACTCTTCACTATCAAGGTTGTATGAACCTTCTGCATATAGACCCATGCCATTGATTGTAGTTGTATAACCACCACCAACGTTTTGCATCATGTCGCTATCGTCACCGTTGACGAATGCTGTCAAGCCCATAGCAGTCACATCAGCTTCAAAGCCATATGATTCAGCTTCTACTTCGTATGTTCCTGTTACACCGAATCCAAATTGATTCATTGCATAACCTGCATGTGACAATAGGGTCATCTCTTCGCTATTCATGTTGTAGTCGATACCTGTACCGATTTCAACACCACTAGTTGCTAGTGAGTATGTCGCTTGCACATGTTCTACATCGGTGATGTCTTTAGTCACATCTGTCAAACCCACTAGTAGACCTACGCCTGCTACTGAGACTTTAATGCTTTCGCCATCATCATTTGGGTTAGCAAGTGTTGTTCCACCTACGCTATCAGTTTTGCCACCGAAGTCACCCATTAGATCACCTTGATCTCCATAAGAAACAGCAACGCCAGCTACTACAGTACCTAGAGAATAGCTGTCTACTTTTACAACATCATCTTTTACGACTAGACCGAGACTTGCAATGCCTGCTGGTGCTGACATATCAACATCGATTGTTGTTCCTGCCACAATATCATCTGCGGCGTTTTGTGTAAGGTCTAGACCTAACTCTACATCCAAGTCAGCGGACATTGCTGTTCCCGCTAGTGCGAATGTTGCTACTGTTGCAAGTAGTATCTGTTTCATTTAAAAATCCTTTCCTATAATTGAAACTTAAAGTGCGACTTTTCTGTTGCTAAGTAAGTCGCCAACTCCCTGTGATTATGCCGCTAGGGCGAATCCAGAAGGTGCTATATTATCATTTGCACTTATTGATTTTGACTGTCTAACGTAAGTCACCACGGTAATCTACTCTTATCTCTACAAGTCTGTCGATTCCTATATCAGCCCCATCAAAAACACACTACCTGCAGTATCTTCCTCTGCGTAACCTCGTTGGAGGTAACTTAGTCTCTTCGTAGCCTTTGCCACTTCTAGTTCAAAGTAATGTGTTTATGGTGGAGCTGTCGGGATTCGCACCCGAGTCCAGTCCATGCGTTGATTCGTATCAACAATTACAAGTCTATTTATAACATATTTACTGTTTTTTGTCAAGTACTTTTTGCTTCGGTTTATCCTTGTGTTTATCTTGCAACACTTTTTTACCGAAGATAGCATCCCAACCATCAGCATAAGATTGCTGATTTACGCTTCTAGGCTTATCGCCTTTTCCACCATGCCATTGCTTACTCATTTATTTCTGGTATCTCTGGGAACAAGCAATGTTCTACAAAGTTATCTACATCTTCTTCACTCAAACCCAAAGACTTCATTACACGTGGAGTATGTGGATTCTGTTTCTGAAAATGTGCATAACGATTGTGTGCTTTGATTACTAAATTTTCTTGTGAGGTTCCTGTGTAACGAGGAAGTTCAAATAGATAATGATCTAAGTTTGTTTCTACAATACCTGACAGTTGATCGATCTCAAATGCATCTCTTACATTACCAGCGGCAATGATATCGTCACTGAAGATTGCTTTACCCCAATCAGGCATTTCACGTTCACGCTTCCAATTTAGTTTCTCTGCCTCTTTAGCAAAGTACTTAATCATATCATGTTCAGCATTAACGCTTGGTGAGAAGTCATGGAATGCACCAGTGATCTTATTCTTACCTGCAATCACATCATACCCAAAGATAGGCGCATCACTTGTAAACGTAGGGAATACGCATACGTGCATCATCCACAGACCTTTAGTGTCTCGTACATCTACAACATCAACGTGCGCTCTACGAAAGTATGGTGATTGCCATACACGATTGACCCACCCATTCTCTGGCTGATTGAACTCTTCCATTCCTGGTTCATCGTCTTCCCAACCAGCTTCATCGAACTTGTGAATAAACATATCTTTAATATCAATAAGTCTATCCCAGATCGATGCCTCTTCTTCAACGACTAACATTCCGTCAGCCCCTAGTTTTACTTCACTCATACTAACTCCTCAAAAAGTCTAATAGCGTATTCGAAACAGATATTGGCTTCCGTTGCCATATCATCATTTAGTAATTCTCGTAAAGACGCTTTCAGTTCTTTTTTGTTCTCAAACTCATACATCAGACCTGCGCCTGGTATTCTCTTTGCGATCATTGCCCCACCATACATATCACCAAAGTGGCGTACATACATATGCGCTGTTAACGCATCGAGGTCTTCATTTTTCTGTAAGTTCTCTACGTGAGTTACATACTCTGCCGTTGTCATAGTTATATTAACTGGGTCAAAAACAAACCCGTATTGCTCTTCTAGTTCTTGCATATCTAATCGCATACGACTAGCACGAAACACGCCCCAATAGCTTGTAGGAAGCCCACACGTGCGTAAGCTTGCTTCTAGTACGTTGTACATATAGAATTGATTAGTAAGATATCTGTAATAGAGTTCTGGCTCTATCTTCCCACTCATTAAGATTGAAGCGAATTCTCTTCGTTCAGCCTTCTTGTGGTTCTCCCACGTTAGTTCTTTCAAGTTCATGTTCTCTTATTTCTTTCCTCAGTTGGCTACTAGAGATGCTATCAACATCTTCATATTTTATTAAATCAAAATCTGCATTTGATCCACTTATCACATTAGAAATACGAGGTACTTGCATAACAATGTAATCACCGCCCAGAGTATATCCTTCGTGTTCTAAAGATGCTCTAATTAGATGTGCGGTTTCTTCGAAGTCATAGATGACCTCGTCTGCGTTTTTATCTAACGCCTGACAGAGTATAGTTACTTGACCATACTCTTCGATTGATTTTTTGAATAGACCTACGTGACCCTCATGCCAAGGTTGCCATTTGCCAATGAGCAATGCAGAGGGTTTAATAGTATTAAATTTCTTCATCATGTTCATCCTATAATATTCAAGTGCTACGACCAGTTAGTTTATCTAGTCTTTTTAGCCTTCTCAGATTTAATCCATTTCTTGGCTGTAGCGTTATCTGGTTCTGCATTCACAAACTTAGTGATCTCTCTATAGGCACGGGTCGTTTCTTTTTGATAGTCTTTGCCTTCAGAGTTATCTACAACAGTAAACTTTTGCTTTCCGAACATAGTCTGAAAAGAACCAATATTCTTTTGAACTGTAGTCCAGTACTTTTCTACTTCATCAGCAGGTAGTGTTCTTGCTCTCGCTTTGTTACGTGCTTGTGCTGTAGCTAAGTCAGTGTTAACGAAAATCATTGCGACATCGTAACCCAACTTTTTCAATTCTTTGGCTTGCTT